AAGCTGCGAATCACGCCGCAAATTGCGTTGATGGCACCCGTCCACACGTCCTGAAAGAACTTGGCCACGCTGCCGACGGCATCGCCGATCATTTTCATTAAGCCGTTCCAGCTGTTTTCAATTGGCTGAATGATGTTCTTGATAAAAAATCCCACCAGGGCAGCCCAGGTTTTTTGAATCCATGTGACCGCTGCCTGCATTGGCACTCGCAGAACGTTGTCCCAAAGGGCAATCCACGGATCAACGTAAATCAACTTAAAGGTGTTCCAAAGGAACCTTGCCAGCTTGGTCAACAGATCCATTGCCCAGCCGGCGAACTGCATGATCGGCTGGCGAAACGCGATGCACATGGCCACCACAGCAGCAATGGCCAGCACGGTCCAACCCACCGGACCAGAAAAGAGCCCAATCAACACTTCTGACAACGGTCCGGCGATAAACAGAATCAGCCCCTGAAGGGCGCTGACAATCATGCCAATTGCAGCAGATCCAGCAAGTCCCATCAATTTGAGCGCACCACCCAGGAGATTCAGGGCGGCCATCAACGGCTTAATGGCGATCAGCATTGCCGCCATGCCACCAATCACAGCCTGGATCGGTTCGGGCAACATCTGAAAAGCCTTAACGAACCCATCCAACCCAGTGGTCAATCCTTGAATGAGTGGCAGCAGATCCTTTGCCAGTGGACCCACCAGCGCCCGGACGCTCTGACCCAACTTCACCAGGTTTTCGTCTGCTTCCTTGCATTTGCGGGCCCATTCTTCGGTCATGCCGCGCTGCTTGTCAATCTCGGCGCTGCCTTTGTTGAGCGTCGGGATCAGATTCACACCAGCACCACGCAGAAGGGCCATGGCAATGGCTGTTTTCTCTGGTCCATTCTTCATTGCCGCAAACTTATCGGCAATTTCTTTCATGATGTTGGCTGTATCCGTTCGCATTTTGCCAGTTGCATCTTTTAAGTTGATGCCGAGATCCTTGAACGCTTGCCCAGCTTTCTTGGCATTGACGCCCAGCTCCTCAAACTGATCATCCGGCAGCGGCTTTTCAAGCTCCTTGATCAAGTTCTCTTTTTCCTTGATTGCTTTCTCAGATGCTTTTTCGATGCCCTTGACCTGATGCTCAGTGGCCTTGGTGATGCTCTCAATCAATGCTTCGGCTTTCTTGTTGATTGCTTTAATCTGCTTCTCTTCGTCTTTGTTGATGGCTTTTTTGGCGATCTCTTCACGGGCCTTTTGCGCTTTGATGTCTTGGTCTTTCAGGTCATCCAGGTGCTGCTGACGTTGCTGGCGCTCGTCGCGAAACTGCCGATCGCGCACACGCTTGGCAGCTTGGTACTCGTCCTCAAGCCGGTTCAGCTCATCGGTTTTCTGATTGTCAAGGCTGCTTAACAGTGCTTCGCGCTGTTGATCCGACAGGTTTTTTTGCCCTTGGATTTCTTTCTGCTTTAGTCCGTACCGATCATCAATCGCTTTTCTCTGTCGGTCGTAGATGCGTTGTTCCCTGGTGTCGACGGTCGTCTTTTGATCGTCGTAACCATCACTCAGCAGCTGAGATTGGCGCGAATAACGACGCTCAATTTCCTTAAGTTCTTTCTCCGTTTCCTGAGTTAGAGTTTCTAACCGGGCTGCGGCTTGCTCTTTGACAGTTTCGGTTTGCGCTTTCTCGCCATCCTTGACGGTTTCTTTTTTAGCTTGCGCAGCGTCACGCAGCTTCTCGACCTGCTTTTCTGTGCCGTCCTTGATTGCTTCAATCGAAGCCTCAAGCTGCTCCTTGGTCAGCTGACCAAACTGGTTATTCTTCTCTTCCGCAAAAGCAGCCCGCATGCTGCGCGACAACGCCACAAAAGCAGCGCCCACGGTGTCGGAGCTGGCGCCAGATTGAGCGGCGACCTTGTTCCACTTGCTCAGCTCAGTGACGCCCACACCCACCCGCTGGCTCATGTCATAGAGCGAAGCGCCAGCCTTGATCGATGACGTGGCCAGGGCCAGCAGTCCGGCACCAGACAACAGCGGCACCAGGGCTTGCATGCCTTCGCCCAGGCCGCCCAGTGATTTGGTGAGATCCTTAAATCCCTTATCGACGCCTTCGGCAACCTTGTTGACGTTCTTGAGTGCAGCGCTCAGGCCATCAATCGCGCCCGTACCGTCGACCTTGGCGACGATGTTGAGCAGCGCATCCATTGTGACGGCCATCAGCTCTGCTCCTGAAGAATTGTCAGCTCCATCACCTGCAGGTCCTCGAAGAGCTGGCGTTGGTCGTCTACTGGGTAAAGGCTAAGCAGAAACGGAAGACAGCTGTAATCCAGGCCCAGCCTTCCGTTCATGCCGACACGCCATTGCGTGCACATTCGATCGAAGAACTCAAGCGCTGTCCAGTTCTCCGGGTGAACCAGGAAGTCGTCTGGAGCCTTGAGCTGCTCAGGAAGGTCCAGGCCCAGCGCTGCGGCGTCTTCGGACAGGGTGTCCCTGCCGCCCTTTAGCCAAAAGAGGGCGGCTTCCCGGAGGTTCGCTTTTTTGAGCCTTGCAGGCTTTCAGCCCAGGCCGTGATGATCGCGGTGGCAACACCTTCCACCTTCAACAAGCGGGCTTTCATGGCCTCGGAGAAGGGCACTTCCTGGCCGTCGCCGTCGACGATGCCGTCCCAGCCCACCAGGATCTCGTCGGCAATGGCGATCTCCGTCATGCCGTCGACATCTGGGTCGGTCTCGCCCCGCTGAAGCAGGGCGACCCGGCGCTGGGCCGCTTCAACAAGGGTGTTCACGCGATCCTGGCCCACCCGGGCAAAGTGCCCATCGAAGCTCTCGCGCTTCCACTTCCCATCGATGGGAATGTCGAACCCAACCGGCCAGCGATACCAGGGGTTCTGGTCAAGGACGAATGCCATCACGCAAACACCAGCGAGAGTTCGTCGTTGCCAGCGCTGCTGGGGACCATGCCGAACGGGATGCTCAGCATCATGATGCCGTCGGAGTCGCCGTAGTCCGGCGCGCCGAACTGAGCATGGGGCGCGGTGATCGTGACCTCATTGCCGGCCACAGTGCCATGGGTGAAGCTGATGCTGCCCTGGGCGCTGGTCGATGCGTCGGTGAAGAAGTCGTGGGTGCTGATGCTGGGCGCTTCAATCATCAGCTTGCCTTCGCCGGCCCGATCGGTGATGCGCACCTGTTTTGTGCAGCCGACTAGCTCGCGATACACCACGTTGTTCTTGCAGTCGAAGCTGAACTCCTGCAGGCACGCCGTGCTAAATCCGTTGATGCTCAGTCCGGTGGTGTTGGCCTGGCTGAAGTAAACAGGCGTCGCCTGGTTGCTGTAAGTCGGAGTCGGCAGGCTGGCGTCAATGGGCGCCGTGTAAATGCCTGTGAAGGTGAACTTCAGCTTGGGGATTTCACCCACTTTGCAGTCCAGCGAAAGGTCACCACGGCAACCGGTAGCCACATGCTTCTGACCGTCGGCATGAAGCGCCAGGGTGACGCTGGCGGTGCTGCTGTTGTCGCTGACGGGCGTGAAGGTATTGCTGATCCCGGTGGAATCAGTCTCAGCAAAGCCGCAGGCCTTGATCAGTTTGGCAAACTTGGGAGCGGTGCCAGCGGTGCCGGAGCCAGACAGCTCCAGGCTGAACTCGATCTTCACCCGTTGCTTGATCAGCAGCTCCAGCTTCTTGCCGAAGTACGGCTGGATAATCTTGCGCTCCAGGTTGTCTGATTCCAGCGGCGTGATCTTGAGATCATCTTCAACCAGGATCGCATCCGTGCCGGTTGGGCTGGCGCTGGTGCCGTAGCTTGATTCCGTGGCCGCCACGAGCAGCCTCTTGCGGGTTAATCCCATGGGGCAGAAGAAGGATTACCCAAAGGTTAGGAACTGATGTCTGTGGTACTTGTGCGATATTCAACCTGCCAGGTACAGACCGTCCAGCAGCTGGTGGCGTCAGCCTTGTCAAACTGCGGGTCTACCGAAATCGGCCAGATGTTCTTGCACAGCCCGCCCAGGGTGCGGTCGGCCATAAGCCTGGCGTGAATGTCGGAGACGATCGGATCCGCTAGCTGATCGGGCACGCTGCCCCGTGTGGTCACCATGATCAGCACCTGCAGGGTCCAGTCAATGCGCGGCAGGCTCACCACCTGATCGGTGCGGTCCTGCCCCGGCATGATCACCAGGCTGGGCGCTTCGTTGCGGGTGAACGCTTCCACGCGGCTGCGCCACACCCGGCCGCCGACGCCGGCGGTGTTGGCCAGGGTGGTGGTGATCGCTTCAATGATCTGCTCGCGCTTGGTGCTCATGGGTGCATGGCCTCCTGCACGATGTCACCGACTTCCTGCGTGGTAGCGGCATTGGCAACGCGGGCCAGTTCTGGGGTGAGCTCTTCCCTGGTGGCCGTTGCAATCTCCTGGGGCGTCGGCACCGTTGGCGCGTTGGATAGCGTCGTGGCTGTGTCGGTAAAAGTGACGCGGGCCAGGGTGCCGCTCGGGGCCAACCGGCTGCTCACGGTGGCGTCGATCCGGCCCAGCTCTGTTGCCAGCTCTGATCGGACCGCGCTGGCGTTCTGAGCGCTCGTCGGCGGTGTGGTGTAGGCGCTGGCGGCCAGGCGGGTGGCCAAGGTGCCGCCGGTGCGTTCCAGGTCGGCGCGGATCGCGGCCACCAGGGCCACTTGATCGACGTTCTGGTTGCCGATGGCGCCGACGATCGCGTTCAGGATCTGCTGGCCGTCGGATTCGTTAAGGATGCCGGCCTGGACGGCAACGCTGATCGCCTGGCGCTCGGCGTTGGTCAGGGAATAGCCGGTCTTGTCGGCGGCGGCCCAGACGGCGCCGGCAATGGCGGCAGCGCTGGGCACGCTGGGAGAGTTGACCAGGGTGTCGACCGTTCCGCCCGTGATCGTCCGGCCGCTGGCATAGCCCCAGACCGCAGCGGCGATGGTGGCGCTGTTGTCGATCGCGGTGGTCAGCGTCCTGGTGGCGGCGCTCCACACCGCAGCGGCTACGGCGCTGGCCGATGGCACGTTGCTGGCCGTGTCCACCGTTCCACCAGTCACGGTACGAGTGGCCGCCGCCCACACCGCTGAGGCAATGTCGCTGGTGGTGTAGACAGCTGCCGTGAGCGTGCGGGTGGCGTTGGCCCAGACCGCCGTGGCGATGCTGCTGGCGCTAGGTGGTGCGGTGTAGCTCGATGCGGCCAGCCGGCTGCTCACGGTGGCATCGAGATTGTCCAGCCCGCTCGCTCGGCCGCTGGTCAGGCGGCTCAGAAGTGTGGTAGTGCCGCTGGTGTCGGCGCCGCTGTAGGTGCTGCGGCTGCTCACGGTGGCGTCCAAGTTGGCCAGCTTGGTGGAGTTGCTGTCCATCTCGGTGCGAATGGCGGTCGCCGTGGGCGCCGCTGTGGTCGGGATTGCCGCGAGCTGCGAGTCCAGGTTGGCGCTGGCCATGCCCACGGCTGTGCGCACGTTGGCTTGCGTCAGCACAGCCGTGCCCGTGGTGTTGTCCACTGCGACGCCCAGCGCCACGGATCCAGCGGCGGGGACGGCCAGGGTGCCGGTGCGGTTGCCGCTGGAGAAGACCACACCCGAACGCACATCTGAAGCTGCCGGGACAATGCCGGATGTGGCGGCGGGGTCCACCAGGGTTTTGGTGCCGCCGCCTTCTTTGTAGAACTGGACGCTGTTAGTAGTGTTGTCGGTCAGGATGATCGGGCCGCTGACGGGGGTGTTGCCAAGGGAGCCAAACTGAAGCTTTTGGACGTAGGTAAGAGAACCGGATGATGTGACAGCGGCGACGTTGCTTGTTCCAGAAGATCCAACGCCAAAACCGTTGCCAATAGCAGTGGTCACACGCATCACACCACCGGCACTGTTATTAACGGCAGGGCCATTGGCAGAAGCGATTGCAGAGCCGGTAATTACAATTGTTCCCGTTGAAGTATTGTTGACAGCAAAATAAGAAGAAGAAACACCCCCGGTCGGGTTGCCGATAATGTTTACGGTTCCTATTCCGTTATTGCGCACTCCTTCAGCAGCAGAGCCGCCAACCGGGTTTCCTGTGATGTTTAAGGTTCCATTGTTTTGATTATCGCAGCCAAACGCATTTGTAGCAGATCCTCCGTAAACATCACTAGTTAAGTTTAAGCTTCCTAAGCCATTAAAAATTATGCCTCTAGCTGAAGAAGACGTTCCGCCGTTAATTGTTCCAATTACAGAAATTGATGAACCGGCAATAGGACTTATTGTTAAGCATGATGTAGTACCTCCAAAAATACTTGCCGTAATCGTAGTTCCGTTAGCGGTCGCCGTAAAACCACCCCCCGCACTAATCCCCGTCGCCGATGTCGTGCGAACACTTAACACCGTCGGCGACGTGTTGATCGTCACCGTGAACCCGTTGGCGTAAACGTCATCCGCGCTGGCTGGCTGGGCGCTCGTGCTCCAGACGGTATTATCCGTCCAGTTGCCCGTCTTCACCGCATAGACGTTGGCCATTGATCACAACCCCTTCGCGTCAATGAACGCCTGCGCCGCCTGCTCCAAGGCTAGCAGGAATGCTGCCACCGCCGGATCGCTCTGCGCATCGAAAGTCGCATCGCCGTAGACCACCGCTTGGGCGGCATCATCCAGCCGCTCCGGGCCATCGGCGCCCACCAGATAAGGCGTCAGCCGCACCGCGATCGAGACGCCATAGCCGTCAGCATGAGGCAGCGGCGAAAGCGCCAGGTTGGCGGCCAGCTTGTCGTAGATTTTGCCGTCGCGGTTGACAGGTTGAGTGGTGGTGAGTGCCATGGCTCAGCTGTAGGTGTGAGATGCGCGGCCGGTCCAGGTCGCAGCGCTAACGCTGCCCTTGGCGGTGCGGATGCCGGCGGCGTTGAACAGGCTGCGGGTGATGGTCCAGACGGGCGAGTCTTCAGCCGCTCCATGGATCGCCTGGCCCACGTAGATGATGCCCTGGGTGTTGGTGTCGATCCGCACTTCAGCAATCGGCCGTTCAGGAGTGGGCACGGTGCCGGGCTCAACCTTGCTCAGAATCAGGCTGCAGAATGCGCCATCGCCTTCGACCATGGGCGACTCTCTCACTGTAAAAAGCTCTCCGGCGACGTTGATCACGTCGTCGTAAGCAATGCTGCCAAAATCAGCTGTGGGCAAATTGTGCAGCATGTAATCCACGCTAATCACATTGCCATTGGCCACAAGCTGGGCATTGGCCTCAAGAATTGCGATAGAAGAAACGGCGCCCCAAATCACCGGGACGCCGCCTAAGTTTCGATTGACGGCACGGGCCAGCAGGTTGTGACGGCTGGCCCAGCTCATCAGAGCACCACGCCGTTGAGGCGGACGCGGGCCACGGCATCGGCATCGGCCGCCGTGACAGCAAAGGCACCCACCAGCGTGTTGCTGGTGGCCACGGCCGTGATGGCCTTGGCGGTGTCGTCCCAGTAGGCGCGAGCGCCCTGGGCGCCACCGGTGCCGGCGCCGACGCTCTTGGTCAGATCGAACACGTCGCCGGTATCGATGGTGACCGCGCCACCGCTCAGCACGTCATCGACGCAAACCCCGAAGAGCTTGCCGACGAGCACGCCTTGGCCAGCGGTGCGGTCGTAAGGGGCGACGATCTCAAGATACTCGCCCTCCTGCACATAGTTTTTCATGGGTTGGTTACCTCAGTGTGGGGGTGAAAATCAGGCGCCGGCGGAGCGCACGAACCCGCGGTGGTCGGACAGGGCGCAGCCGAAGTCCATCCGAACCAGCAGCTCCACGTAGTCGGGGTTGCGGTCTAGGTTGGTCAGGATTGTCGGGCCACCTTCGCCAGCCAAGTAGCCGTACTGGATCATGTCGATCCGGTTGGGCGAGCTGGTCAGGTACCAATAGGCGGTCGAGTCATCCGAAAGGCGGGGCTCAACGATGAGCTGCACACCCATCGCGAACGGATTGGGACCGGTGTTGCCGGTCAGTGCGATCGGGCTGTAGCCGGTGGGGTACAGGAACTGCAGCGCGGTGGTCTCCAGCTCAACAGGCACCAGCAGATAGGCAGGCGCCAGGTTGAGACGGTTGCCGGCCAGGTCCAGCTGCTTGCGGAGCTTGGTCTTGGCCAGGTCCATGCCGCCGATGCTGATCACCGAGCTGGCACCGCTGATGGTGTTGGCGTGGCTGCTGTCGAACAGCGCCTTGCCGTCCAAGCTGACGGTGGCACCATTGGCGCCGGCAGTCAGCAGGTTCCACACCAGATTCGACTCCAGCAGGCGGCAGCCGCGGCCCAGGATGTCGGGAACACGGCTCAGGGAGTTGAGGTCGTCGTTGATGATCGACTGCCGGGTGATCCGGATCTGCTTGCCATAGGTGGCAAGGTTCCAGGTCATCTTGCCCTCAGTCAGAGAGCCGGCCTTGTACTCGCCGCCTTCCTGGATCAGTTCCGGGATAGTGTTACCGGCGATCTGCAGGTCGTAGACCGGCTTGAAATCGGGAATTGTGCGCTGGGTTGCCAGCGGCCGCCAGGTCTGGGGTTCTTCCGCATAGGCCGCCAGAAGTCGCTTATTGGCGACGTTGGCGAACAGGTTGGGAAAGTCGCTGGTGCTCAGGAAGCCCCGTTGGACAATGGCGTTCTTGCTCATCCCCATGGTGTTCACACCACGGGATTCCAGGTAACCGCGCACCATCTCCAGGGCGGTAAGGCCCATGGCCCGCTTGCCGATCTCGGTCGGCTCAACGGTCAGGCCGGCGCGGCGCTCCAGCTCAGCGCTGTAGGCGCGAACCAGGGTGTCGCCTTCGTCGCGGGTGACGTGAATGGGAGCAGGAGCGCCAGTGTTCACCGGGGCGCGCCGCTCCAGCTCTTCCCGTTGAGCGCGGACCACGGCGGTGAGCGCGTCGGTGGTGGTGCGGCCGCGGTTGTCGGTCAGAATGCGCTGGACAGTCTCTTCGCCGAGCTTCGCTTCAGAAGCGGCGCGACGAATGACCAGCTCCAAGCGGTCATCAGCGGCGGAGCGCTGGACCTCTTCAGCAGCAGGGGCAGGAACCGGCGCCTCAGGGGCAGCGGCAGGGCAGGCCTCGGGGGCCTGGGGTTCTTGGTCGACCGGGGAGCCCCCGGCCTGTTCGTGTTCGGTCATGGGGGTTCCCAGGGTGGATTGTTCGGCTGCACGCATCACCGCGTGCGTGTCTTGGCCAGCAGCAACGAGCGAGACAATCTGTGGCTCCCAGTCGGTTGCCAGCATCAAGCCGTCGGTCTGCTCAGTGACGCCATAGATGCGAGCATCGACGCTGAAACGCGCCGATCCCGTCCGCAGGCGCGGCAGGGCAACATCCATGGCGGCAGGTGGTCCATCGACCACCACGCGGCCGATCAGCTGGGTGGTGCCATCGCTGGCACGTTCCAGGCTCAGATCAGTCAAGGCACCCCAGATGCTCTCCGCGGTGCGCAGGTGGTCGTAGTCAGCAGGCAGCGGCCTTTCGGGCCACCGGATGGCCTGCTGTGTGTGAACCAGTTGGAAGCCATCGCCAACGTCAGCATCAGTCGAGACGACAATGGTGGCCGTGCGGGCCTTTTCGTCCCAACTGTCAGGCGCCATAAGCGCCATCCGTTGTAGCTGTTGATGCTCCATAGGCTCAGGTTAGGGATACTCCTGGAGTCACTCCTGCGGCGATGTCTTGTGGGTTCAAGCTGAGATCCGTTGACAGCTTCAACCCAGCCGCACGAGCCGCCGCCAGATCCTGACCCAGCTCGTTGATGACCACCTCGGGCACGTAGCCCAGCATCCGCTGGATCTCCGACAGGCTCATGAAGCCGGCGCGAACCGCATCGATGTAGGCCGGGATCTCCTTGGCCGGATCCACCAGCCAGGTGACCGGCGGGGTCCACTCAAACCGGGCTGTGGTGCGGCCGGTGCCGATCACCGCGGCCGCGTCGCTGAACCAGCGGGCGGCTGGGTTCAGCATTTGCGGGATCATGATCCCCCAGCGCCAGCGGGCCACAGCCCGGCGCATCTCCATCCAGCCCATCCGGCCGCTGGAAAAATTGACGTTGCTCAGGTCGCCGGTGAGCGCCTCGTAGGTGATCTCATAGGCCTGGGCAATGGACAGCAGGTGGAACTTCTGCGTCTGCACGTAGTCGCCTGCGGTCGGCGGCTCGGCGAACGTGACGCCCTTGCCCGGCGGCAGCTGTTCGATCACGCCCGGCTCCAGAGTGTCGAGCAGGGTCGTGTCGGCCGTGATGCCATCGCTGTCGGCGTCGGTCACGAACGCCATGAAGCAGGCGGCCAGCTTGTCCTTCATCAGCTGGGCCGCGTCGCGGTCGCTCACGTCGCGCAGTTTCAAGATCGCGGCAACGCCCCAGGGCACGCCGGTGGCCTGGTTCGGCCGGCGCACGTCGTAGACGTGGCAGACCTCATCGAACGGCACGAAGTCCGACAGGATCACCGACACCTGCGCCCAGTTGTACTCGCCCGGGTGGCTGCGGCGGATCCAGTAGCCCTGCAGCTTGCCGGTGTCTGGGTCGTACTGCTTGCCGAAGCGGATGTTGGCGCCGTCGTCCTTGCTCCAGTCCAGGTAGTCCGGCTCCAGCACTTGCAGCTGCAGCGGGTTAAGCCCCTTGACGATGTTGCGCTCGTCCAGCCGGCGGCGGATCAGGCAGCTGCCGCGCACAGCCACGGTGCGGGCCACCAGGGCCTGCAGGCCGTAGAAGTTGTGCTGCCCGTACCAGTCGCAGTCGGTGCCCTCGCTCCAATCGCGCCAGCTGTCGGAAAACTTCTTGCTGGCGCCGATCGGTGCGCCAACGATGCCATCGCCTACCCAATTGTTGGTGACGACGCAGGACGCCTTGTAAGCCCACGGGTCCGAGTCGACCAGATCCTGGCTGCGGGCCATGATCCGCAACAGGTCGAACTTGAGGTCCGTGTTCGGACCGCGGCTGTAGGTCAGCCAGTTATCCGTGCGGCGGCCCAGCTTGCCGGCTTCAAAGCTGCGCAATGCGCGGACTTCAGACTTGAGCCCCTGGATCTGCAGCTGCAGCTGATCACTCTTTTTGCCCATCAGATCCTCCGGAAGCTGGCAAGGATCCGATGCGGTGCGTACTTGCCCTGTTCCAGCTCGGCGGACATGATCGCCTCCAGCCGGCGCATTTCGGCCAGGCTTCGGTATTCCACAGTTCTGCCGTTGGCGCTGACCCGAAGCACGCCCTCCGCAATCGCGGCGCGCAGGTCATTGAGCTGCTGCTGGGTGTATCTGGCCATGGGCCAGGCTAATCACGCGA